GTCCCGATAGGACGTCTGAAAGACTCGAAAAACGCGAGGAGCTTAAAAAGTACCAAGCTACGGCGCTCCGTCGTGATAAAACTTAACTGCTATTATGTTGAGGTTATTATGAAACTCTATATTTATACCGTTTACGACAATCTCGCGGAGAGCCACGCTACTCCTTTTTTTGCTGTGAATGACGATGTCGCACGTCGGTCTTTCGTCGATTTGGTTGCTGATCCTCGTACCACTGTTGCACAGCATCCGGATGACTTCGTTCTTTTCTGTGTTGGCTCTTTCGACTCTGAGACTGGGCATACTGAAGATTCGAGTCGCCGCCGCGTCGTCGATGGTGTTTCTGCCACTTTGGAAGTTAAGCGTCTTGCAAAGTTTCGTGCGTCCATTCAGCACGAGGTAGATGAGTCTGAAGAGCAGAAGCGTATGGACTACGACGCCGAGTAACTCAGCTGTGCGCGTGCGCGTGCATTATGCGCGTGCGCGTGCGCATTGCGAGTTGCGCTGTGGCAGTCCTCCTGCCCTTTCGTTCTTAAAAACTTCCCTTTTGGAGTGATGCGGCGACGCCGCCGCAGAACGGTTTAGTACTCAGGCTTCCTTTCAGTTTCTGCCGATTTGTTTGTTATGGTTGGTTGTTTCGTCTTTGACTTGCCTTCCATGGAAGTTTCGAAGGCCAAGGAAACTGGCCGTAGTTTTTTTAGTGCCCCCTATTTTGGTCGTTTATCGAACCGTTTAACCGCGTGTATGAAAAACGATTGAACAGATGGCCGTTAGGCTGAGACTTTATCGGAGCCGTTTCGGTGAGCTTTATGTGTGGAATTTTTAAAATTGGTTATTACCATGAAAACGAGCAGATTCTAGTTAAAAAAGTTTTTGCTAAAACTCTTCGCGGAGCGCTTTCTAAAGTCTCTCGTGAACTCAGAGCCGCCCCTTTCAAATTGGATGTGACGTATACTGCTATCCATAGTGTTGAGCATCCTGATTCTGCTTATCGCCGTTTTTACGAGAGCGGCGAACCGATTTCCCCTTGGATTACTTTCGATGAGGCGATAGATGACGTTTAGAACTCGGTATAACTCACGTGTGCCGTCTGCCGGCACGACTTTTACGGATCCTTCGCTAACCCTTCAGAGCGAGTATCCTGAAACGACTATTGACTACTATTTGAAGCGTTACAGTGCGACTGGCATGCTTGGGGATCCGACCCGAGCCGCGGGAGCTCAGTACCTTGACGTTTCTGAGGTCGGTGATTTTCAGGCTATGCAAGAAAAGGTTTTGGCGGTGAAAACCGCCTTTATGGATCTTCCTGCGGAGGAGCGCCGACAGTTCGGTGATGATCCGTCTGCGTGGGTTGAGGCGAAGATTGCAGAAGCGGCGCAAGCCGCGCAAGCGGCGCAAGCCGAACAAGCCGCGAAAGCGGAAAAAGTTGAGGCGGCTGTTGAGAAGCCCGCCGATCAAGGAAACTAAGGCGTCAGGCTAGCGCATTTACCCTTCTTGATGTAAATGCGCTAGCTGACACCAAAACTTGTTTTGGAGTCATAGAAAAATGTCGAAAACTACAGTTACTCGTGCCAACCCTGCGAAGCAATTTGTGCAGTTGCCTAAGACGTCCATCCCGCGTTCATCGTTCGATCGGTCGCATGGGTGGAAGGGTGCTTTTGGCGCAGGTAAGCTCGTGCCTTTCTTTGTGGATGAGGTCTTGCCCGGAGACACTTTTAATTTGTCTACGTCTATGCTGGCTCGTCTTTCTACGCCTATCGTGCCTTTCATGGATAATCTTTGGCTTAGAACCTTCTTTTTCTTTGTTCCGAACAGGTTGGTCTGGGAACACTGGGAGGCAATGAATGGCGATCAGAGGTCCGGACCGACTGCTTCGACCGATTACCTTGTGCCGCAGGCAAATATTTCTGGCGTTAAAATTGGGTCGATTGGTGATGCTATGGGCTTGCCCATTGGCAAGAATACTGAAGTTACTGAGTTGCCGTTGCGTGCTTATTCGCTGATTTGGAATGAGTGGTTTCGTGACCAGAATCTTCAGAATGCCTTTAATATCGACAAGAATAGTCAGCGCGAATATGTAGCGGATATCGCTATTTCGGGTACGAACGTTGACAACCCTATCTTCTATTCTTCGGATTATTTGCCTGTTGCTAAGTTTCATGATTATTTTACGTCGTCTCTTCCTTGGCCTCAGAAAGGACCTGGAGTTGAAATTTCTCTTGGCGGAACGGTTCCTGTAGTCACACCTGGTTTACCTGAAAGTGGTTTGTATCCTTTGACGTTGGCTAATACTAAGCGAATGGATTGGCTTATCTCTTCTGCATCTTTTTGTCGCGCAGAACCTAATACGGAATTTTCTCCTGTGATTTCTGGTGTTCATGGTGCGAACTACGCAGAGTTTTCACGTTTTCCTTTCGGTACGTCGTATTCTGGCGCTACTCCGGCTGTGGATAGTAATTTGGCTATAAAGTTGCCTGTTGGTTCTACTGTCGATTTGTCGAAGTCCACGCCGATTAGCATTAACGATTTAAGACAGGCTTTCCAGATCCAGAAGCTTTACGAGCGTGACGCTCGTGGTGGTACGCGTTATACGGAAATTTTGCGTTCGCACTTTGGCGTTGTTTCTCCTGATGCGCGTCTTCAGCGTCCTGAGTATCTCGGCGGTGGAAAAACTCGTATTAACGTGAACCCAGTTCAGCAGACCAGTTCGACGGATGAGGCTTCGGGCACGCCTCAAGGCAATTTGGCGGCTTATGCCGTTGCGGTGGATAGTCGCCATTCTTTTACCAAGTCTTTCGTTGAGCATGGTTTTGTTATTGGACTTGTGTGTGTGCAGTCTGATCTGACGTATCAGCAGGGTCTTAACAGGATGTGGTCGCGCAAGGCGCGGTTTGATTACTACTGGCCTGTGTTCGCTCATCTCGGTGAGCAGGCTGTTCTAAACAAGGAGATCTACTGTCAGGGTACCGAAGATGACGATAAGGTTTTTGGCTATCAGGAGCGTTTCGCGGAGTATCGGTATTTCCCGTCTCAGATCACCGGTCAATTGCGAAGTACCTCCAGTACGCCTCTAGACGTTTGGCATTTGGCTGAAAAGTTCGATTCTCTCCCGACTCTTTCAGATCAGTTTATTCGTGATAACACGCCGCTTTCACGTGTTGTAGCCGTTCAGGATGAACCCCCGATTATTCTCGATGCGTGGTTTGACTTGAAGTCTGTTCGTCCGATGCCTGTGTACAGCACGCCGGGTCTTGTCGACCATTTCTAAGTTCTTTTATTGCCCGAGCAGTTCTGCTCGGGCTTAGGAGATTTTTATGGGTTTTTGGGCTGCGGCTGGTGCCGTTGGATCTGGTCTTTTAGGAACGGCTGGCTCTGCTTGGGGTGCGCACTACGCTTGGAGGAAACAAAAAGAGGCTATGCAAAATGGTCATCAGTGGGAAGTGGCTGACCTTCGTAAGGCTGGTTTAAATCCCGTTCTTTCTGCCACTGGTGGCTCTGGTGCCTCTACTGGAGGTCTTAACGTTCCCCAGATTGATACGAGTGGCTTAAGTAATTCTGCTCGTGTGGCTTTCGAAGGTATTCAGTTGGAGAACCAACTGGAGCAACAGCGCGCGAATATTGCATTGACCCGTCAGCAACAGAAACAGGCTTTTGCCGCCACTGATGCACAGTGGGCTTCTGCTCGTGCTTTGAACGAGGAGGCGGAATCGAAGCAGATTCAAAATAATTACATTTTGGAGAATCCCGACGTTTACGATGCTACAATGAAAGCAAAGGTTGGTAATTCGATTCCCGGTCTTGCCGCCATTGGTGAGGATGTGATTCAAGGTTTATCTAATTCTGCTAAGAATCTTGGTTCTAAGTTTGTTAATAAATTTAAAGGTTCAAAATGAATGATCTTTCTCTTTGGCATTGGCTTGTTGTTTTTACTGTTCTAGGTTTGCTTTGGTTTATTCGGAGTCTTTTTAAGTGATTGATACTATTTTTTCTCTTTTGAAGTCATTAGTGACTTCAATTTGGGCTATCGTTGATTTTTTTAAAGGATTAAAGAAATGAGCAAGAAACGTAAGAGTGTTTCTCGTCGTGTTAGTAAGCGTCTCTTTACCAAGACCGCTATGCGGCATCGCCGAATTAATGATAACGTTCATCCCGTTCGCGGTGGCATCCGTCTATAATGTCTTGAAGTCTTTTTCGTTCGGGTGTTTCACGTGAAACACCCCTTTTTTTTAGGTTCTTTATGCCCTGCTACCATCCTTTGGTTTGCTATCGGTCGCGTGAAGGTAAGAACTTAAACGGCAACTGGCCAGTGGTTTTTAATCGATCCTCTGGTTATTCCGATCGAGAACTTTTAGTCCCTTGTGGAAAATGCATCGGTTGCCGACTCGAGAGATCCAAACAATGGGCTTCGCGCTGTGTCCATGAGTCTCGCCTTTGGGACTCTAACTATTTTTTGACTTTAACTTATGACGATTCGCATCTTCCTCCAGATCGGTCTTTGAATCCAAAGCATCTTCAAGATTTTTGGAAGCGACTTCGAAAGGCTGTTTTTTCGCCTAACGGTTTAGGTCGTGTTCCTGAGTATGAGGTTTTCGATGGCAAACGCACCGTTGTTAATGGCATTCGCTATTTTGCGTGTGGTGAATATGGTGATACTTCTCTGCGGCCTCATTATCACGCTATTGTTTTTAATCTCGATATACCCGACCTCTTTCCCTATAAGCGTTCTTTTGATGGCTCTCAGCTTTGGATTTCTAACTGGCTTAGCCGCCTTTGGGGCTTTGGTTTCGTTGTGATTGGGTCTGTGACGTTTGAGAGTTGTGCTTACGTTGCTCGATATGTTACGAAGAAAATTTATGGTCTGGATGCACCTGAGCACTATTCTGGTCGGGAGCCCGAGTTCTGTCGGTCTTCCAATCGTCCCGGTATCGGTGCCTGTTGGTTCGTTCAGTACGCGGATGAGGTCGCGCAAAATGGTTTCGTTCTGATTAATGGCGTGAAAAATCCGATTCCGCGCTATTACTTGAAAAGACTAGAAAAATTAAATCGTCAAGATTACTTGACTTACAAAAATAAACGTGCTAGTATGTCGTCAAGAGTAAAGGATAGTCCCGATAGGACGTCTGAAAGACTCGAAAAACGCGAGGAGCTTAAAAAGTACCAAGCTACGGCGCTCCGTCGTGATAAAACTTAACTGCTATTATGTTGAGTCTGATTTTTGGGTATTTTGAGCGATTTGGGCGGCTTACGGCGCCTTGACCGACTCGCCGCCCGTTTGGGTTTGAGTTGACGCCGCTCATGGCCGCCGCG